ATTATTTTTACAATCAGGTTTTGATTATCAATTATTTATAGATGCAGATGTAGAGTTTGAACCAGATATAATTGGTAGATTAATTGTATCTGAAAAAGATTTTATTTGTTGTCCTTACAGAAAAAAGACACAAGATAATTCTGTTAAATATTCTGTAAATTTTGAAGACCATAAAAATATTAACATTGATAATAAAGGTATTACAGAAATAAAAAGAGGACCTGCTGGATTAACCTTAATACATAGAAGAGTGTATGAACAACTTATGGCTAAACACCCTGACTTACATATTAAAAACTATAGTGCTATTAGTAAAGACGCTGCAAAGTATCTTTATAATTTTTGGGAAACAGATTTTAAAGATGGAGTTTGGATAGGTGAAGATGTTAAATTTTGTGATTTAGTAAAAGATGCTGGATTTAAATTTCATGCCTTAGTTGATGGAGAGACAATACATCATGGAACTTTTGGTTATAAAGGAAAGTTAGTAGATACATTTCAGAAATCAAATGGCAAAGCTGACTAAAATTTTTGGTCCACCTGGTACAGGTAAGACTTACAGATTACTTCAAAGGGTAAAAGCATATGTTCGAACTGGTACTCCATATCACCAGATTGGGTATTTTGCTTTTACTAAAAAAGCCTCTGGGGTAGCGCGTGATAGGGTGGGAGTTTCGGAAAAACAAGTTCCGTACTTCCAAACTATCCATGCGTTTTGTTTTCATCTCCTGAGTATGAACGAAGAACAAATTATGCAACCGTATAATTATGAAGAGATAGGAAAGCTATTAGGCATTCGTGTAAATTATTCTGATAAATATAACGAAGAACAAACACATTATTTAACTTGTAATAATCCATACTTTCAAATGATAGGTAAAGCTATTAACCTAGATATAAACATAAAAGAATTATTTAATAGAAACGAACACGATAGAAAAGTTATTGATTGGGGTCCATTAAAAAACATAGCAAGCACCTTAAAAGAATATAAAAAGATAAATGAGATAATGGACTTTAATGATTTAATTAAAACATTAATAGAAAAACAAGACAAGATACCAAAATTAAAAGCTATATTTATTGATGAAGCACAAGACCTATCTCCATTACAATGGAAGTTAGTTGATATATTAAAAACTAAAACGGATCATTTATATTTAGCTGGAGATGATGATCAAGCTATCTATGCGTGGGCGGGAGCTGATGTAAATAGATTTATTACTGAACCTGGTAGAGAAATTATTTTAAAACATTCAAGACGTATATCCAAAGCTGTACAACAACAATCAGAAATACCCATTAGTCGTATAGCAGGCATCAGGAAACATAAAAAATATTTACCTAGACCTGTAGAAGGGTTAGCGCAACACATAAATAATTTAGGTCAGGTTAACTTACAAGAGGGTAACTGGTTAATTTTATCTAGAACTAAAAGTAATTTACTTACTATTATGGAAGAACTTCGTCGTAAAAATTTATATTATCAAAGTAACAAAGGTAAAAGTTTTATAGTTGGAATCTATAATGCTGCAGTAGCTTACACAAAATGGAAAACAGAAGAAACATTAGAACCATCAGAAATAAATGACATCAGAGATTATATACCTAATGCAAAATTTTGGAATAAAGATAAAGAATGGTACGAAGTATTTACAGCAGCTCCACATAAAGAAGTTTTGTATATTAGAAACATGTTAGCGAATGGAGAAAAGTTAAGTGGTAAAGCAAGAATATTTGTATCTACAATTCACGCAGCAAAAGGTGGTGAAGAAGATAATGTAATTTTATCTCTACATCAAAGCAGTAAAGTTCAAAAAGGAATTAAACAAAGTGTTGACAAACAAGATGAGGAGCATAGAGTGTGGTATGTGGGCATTTCAAGAGCACGAAATAATCTATATAAATTAAAAGCTAAAAAGGTAATAAAGGAATATAAACTATGACCGACAAAGATTTGTTTAAAGGAACAACGTATAATTCTTTAGAAGAGCAGGTAGGTGGGAAACACTATCGTTCAATGAAGATTCAGCCCGCAGAATTTATTAATGAAAACAAATTATTGTTTGCGGAAGGTAATGCTATAAAATATATTTGCAGGCATTCTGTAAAAGGAAAAGCACAAGACATACAAAAAGCAATACATTATTTAGAAATGATTTTAGAAAGGGACTATTCATGAAATTACCAAGCTACATGCAAGCTCAAACAGAATGGGTTATGCATACAGAATACCCAGATCTGAGAGATTACGATGAAATTGCAATTGACTTAGAAACAAAAGATACAGAATTAAAATCAATGGGATCAGGTTCAGTTGTAGGACGAGGAGAAGTTGTAGGTATTGCTGTGGCTGTTCAAAATGAGTCTTGGTATTTTCCAATCGCTCATGCAACAGGTCCAAACTCTAACAGAGAAAAAACTTTAGAATGGTTTAAAGATATTTTAAATTGTTCAGCTACAAAAATTTTTCATAACGCTATGTATGACGTATGTTGGATACGTAAATTAGGCTTAAATATCAATGGTTTAGTGGTAGATACTATGGTTGCGTGTTCACTCCTAGACGAAAATAGATTTTCATACACACTCAATACTTTGTCATGGCATTTTTTAAACAAAGGTAAAAATGAAAAGTCACTTACCGAAGCTGCAAAGCAAAGAGGACTAGATGCAAAAGCTGACATGTGGCAGTTGCCTGCAAGTGAAGTTGGAGCTTACGCTGAAAAAGATGCAGAGTTAACTTTTGAACTTTGGCAGTGTGTTAAAACAAAAATAGTTGAAGAAGATATACAAGATATATTTAATCTTGAGACAGATCTTTTTCCTTGTCTGGTTGATATGCGTTTCCTAGGGGTGCGGGTAGACGTTGAAGCAGCGAATCAATTAAAAAAAGAATTGACCACCAGAGAAGAATTATTATTACACCAAGTGAAAAAAGAAACAGGAGTAGACACTCAGATATGGGCTGCCAGATCGATTGCAACTGTCTTCGATAAGTTGAAGTTACCGTACGACAAAACTGAAAAAACGCAGTCGCCTTCATTTACAAAAAATTTCCTTTCTAATCATGCTCATCCTGTAGTTAAGATGATAGCACAAGCAAGAAAATTAAACAAGGTCAATACCACATTTATTGATACCATATTAAAACATGAACACTGTGGTAGAATACATGCAGAAATAAATCAAATTAGATCTGATGATGGTGGTACAGTAACCGGAAGATTTTCATACTCTAATCCTAACTTACAACAAATACCTGCAAGAGATCCAGATACAGGTCCGTTAATAAGAAGTTTATTTATACCTGAAGAAGGTATGAAGTGGGGTTGTTTTGATTACTCGCAACAGGAACCAAGACTTGTTGCACACTACGCATTAAGATTTGGATTAAGTTCTGTAAATCAAATTGCAGATTCTTATGACTCAAATTCTAAAACAGACTTTCACCAAATAGTAGCTGACATGGCAGAGATACCAAGAAGTCAGGCTAAAGTAATTAATTTAGGATTGTTTTATGGAATGGGTAAAGCAAAACTTCAAGCAGAGTTAGGTGTATCAAAAGATAAAGCATCTGCACTGTCAGAAAGATATCACACACGTGTACCTTTTGTAAAACAATTGATGAATAAATTAATGAACGCAGCATCTAACAAAGGTAAAATAAAAACTTTACTTGGTAGAAGATGTAGATTTCCAAAGTACGAACCTGTTTTACGTGGTGACGATTGGGGTAAGTATGTACCTGCAGAAGATCACGAAAGAATGTTAGAGCTACAACAAATGGGACCAACACTCCTAGACGAAAATGGTAATGATACAGGTAAGAAAAACTATTGGCATAACAATGCAACAAGAAGAGCATTTACATACAAAGCATTAAATAAATTAATTCAAGGTAGTGCTGCCGACATGACAAAAAAAGCTATGTTAGATTTATGGAAAGAGGGCATCACACCACATATACAAGTACATGATGAACTTGATATATCAGTTAAGGATGATGAGGAAGCTGCAAAGATAAAAGAGATAATGGAAAATGCAGTTGACTTAAAGATACCTAATAAGGTAGATTATGAATCGGGCCCAAATTGGGGCTCAATAAAATGATTGACTATGGCTTACTTAAATGCAAACATACCAGTAACTTATGCACAAATAAGAAGGGAGTATTTGTATGACCTTACCAGACATCATGGAGAAGTTGAAGATTGCGTTATCTTCGGCCTATCGAGTATCACGGGAAAGTCTATCCTATTTCATGCGATTATGGAAAATGGCGCTGTCTTTTATCGTTTACCGATTAGTGCCTTCATCCAAAGAGGTTTTAAGCCGGAAGAGGTTCCTAGGCGTAGACTTGATGAGCTTCAGCTCTGGAACTGTTTTAGTTATTATCCTGCTGTTACTTCTTGGGATATCCTAGACGGACAAGCTGGAAAATACATCGGAAAAGATAAGAAATGGCATCCAGGTAAATACTTATTTACTGTTGACTTTGCACATCCTGAGTCTAATATAGTCGACACCGATCATTCGGAAATACCGCA